GAAAACCGTATTCCTTACAAAAGAGGAAGCCGAAGCCAAGCTGAAAGAAATGGAGGGCGCAAATGGAGAGTAGATATTTATATCGCGGAAAGCGGATTGATAACGGCAAGTGGGTGGAAGGTAGTCTTGTTACCGGAGTATTTTTTCGGTTAGGACAGGAAATCCCGTACATGTTTTGCCCTAATCTTGCCGATTATGATTGCTTTGAGGATTTTTCGGAAGAAAATGGGATATTTGAGGTAGACCCATCCACCATCTGCCAGTGTACCGGATATGAGGGAATCTATGAGAAAGATATTTTCCAGTGTGAAGATGAAAGATATGTAATTGAAAGGTCAGATTATTCACTAAGCTGGGAAGCAGAAAGCATATTTAGCAGTGAGACGATATCTTTAGGCGAATTTTTACCGAAAGAAATCGACGTCATTGGAAATGTATTTGACAACCCGGAACTGTTGGAGTGAATTGTTTCCAAAATGGAAATAGTTGAAAGGAGAAACTATGAATGAGAATGAAGCAATCGAAAGAATCAAGTACCGGATGCATACGGCAGGACAGGTAACCGGAGAAAGCGGAATGGAAGATCTGGAAATGGCGATCAAGGCACTGGAGGAAGTACAGCAGTACCGCGCAATCGGCACACCGGAAGAATGCCGTAAATCATTGGAAATCTGCAAAGCTATGGTTGAACGTAATATAACACCAGATGATATGGAAAATTATATGAAGTTTGAGGATGAATGCATAAAGCAGGGATTTACACTTGACAGCATTCTGAAATCCAGAGAGAAGCAGACGGCAAAGAAAATAGAAATCTTTAATGGACAGGCATCTTGCCCTAACTGTAAGCACTTTTTTGGAGAAATGAATGTTATTAGGAGTCTGATAGCATGGAACATGCCATATTGCAAACATTGTGGTCAGAAATTAGATTGGAGTGATGAAGAATGAGCGAAGCGGAATATATGGAAGATGGAGCGGATTATTTAGAGGAAGGATGTCAAAGACAAACTTGTGATGGCTGTATGGCTTACAATTATTGTCTGATAAAAGAACAGGAGGGCGAACGATGGGAAGATCGATTGACGAAGATGAACTGGTGGAAGAAATAAAGTCGTTAAAAATTGTATTGGATGGCAAAGATATATTCCCTACCGCCGCAAAAGATACAGTTTTAAGAATTATCAGTGAACAGCCAACCGCCTACGACCCGGACAAGGTTGTGGAGCAGTTGGAAGAACGCACAGCATTCCTGAAAGACTGTACGAAGTATGGAAATAAAGCAGCAGATCAGCAGTCAAAATCCTACGACACTATGATGATGTACGAGGTCATGGATTTGGTAGATGATTTGTTAGAGATTGTAAAGGCAGGTGTATCAGATGGCAATTAAACCGATTTTATTCAATACCGAAATGGTTCGGGCAATTTTGGACGGACGGAAGACCTGTACCCGTAGATTGATAAAGCCACAGCCGGATAAAAAGCATATATATCCACTTGGTTTTGTTACCGACAGTACAGAAAAGAAAGAGGTAGGATGCTTTGGATTTGCCGCTAATGAATATGGTGGCTCTATTCAATACGTTAAGCCGCCGTATAGGTATGCACCGGGAGATATCCTGTATGTTCGGGAGACATGGAAAAAGGCGCCGAACGGATACTATTACTACGAAGATTGGCAAAGAAATGACATTGCCGATGTTACAAAGTGGAAACCATCCATCCACATGCCGAAAGAAGCGGCGCGTATCTGGCTTAAGGTTACGAATGTGAGAGTGGAGCGGTTGCAGGATATAACACCAAAGGGGGCAGAAAGCGAAGGTGTTGGAAACCTTTTCTATGATGATATCGGATACGGTGAAAAAAATTATGGAACAGAAGTAGACACAGAGTACGGGATTGCAAAGGAGCAATTTGCTTGGCTGTGGGAATCAACCATCAAGAAATCCGACCTTGACCGGTATGGTTGGGATGCAAATCCGTGGGTTTGGGTTATCGAATTTGAGCGGTGTGAAAAACCAGAAGCATGATGATTTAGGAGGTGCAGGGTGAAATTATATCAAGGAAATGCAAAGGAACTTGTAGGCAAGAAGATTGATCGTTACAAAAGACGTTTCGGTTATTATCCAATGGAAGTTATTGAGATAAACGGAGTGCCATATGTAAAAGATGCAGTTGGAGTATGTATGCCGATTCCAGAAAAAGAAACGGACTTTAACTGCACTGATTTTGATTTTGTCATTGAGTAAATTTGGAGGTGGAAGATGGCTAAAGCAGTATTGATTATGGATATGCCGGAACAGGTATGCCAGAAATGCACATTGTGCTATGAGACAGAGAATGATGACGAATATCTGTGCTGTGCGACAGGGAAACTTGTACCAGACGGAGCAAAGCCGGATTGGTGTCCGCTCCGGGAACTGCCGGAGAAGATACCGGAACTTAAATCCGGTTATGAAGAAATTAGCAAGAGCATTCACCGAGACGGCTGGAATGCCTGCTTGGATGAGATTTTAGGAGGAAAAGATGACGGTACAACAGTATGAAGAATACAAAGCAAAGATGAACCGACTTGAACCAGTTAAAGTTTTTCTTTTTTGGTGCGGAGAGAGGTATCGTGGAAAAAGTGTATCAAAGCATCACTTTAGAATAAAGACAATCAAACAAAGCTTCTTGTTACATATTCATTCCTATCTTGGTGAGTCATACGATTATGAAATCCCAGAAGATTTACAAGAAAGAATCGTAAAGACCATTGAAGAGTATGTGGACGAGAAAGAAAGGGAACTTGAGCAGATATGAGCAAAAGCAGAGCAAGTAAATTAAACGGCTACCGGAGTGCGGTAAGCCGGCAGAGAAATGATGTGTATAAGTTCAAGACCAAGAGAGGTAAGAAAAAATAAATCAGTAGAAAGGAGTGAGAGGTTTGCTGGCCAGCGTAAAAGAGCTCTTTACTCCGTGAAGAAATGGAATCAGTACAGGAAAGAATGGAACGTCTTGGAACAAAGGAAAAGATTGCTTCGTTCATGCAGAAAGAAAAGCAGGATTATGCTTTCAAACGCAAATATGCGCAGATCAGAGCGGAAGAGTTCAGATCAGAATGTGACCGCAGAGGGCTAAATTGCCATGTGTCGGTAGGCGGTCTGGACAGCATCATTTTATATATATTCCTCCATGAGGTGTGTGGAATTGATGCTCCGGGGGTATCGGCATCCACTTTGGAGGATCAGAGCATCCAGAGGGTACATAAAGCGATCGGTATTATAAATGTGCCGCCGCTCCTGCGAGAGGATGGTACACGATGGACGAAACCGAAAGTTATACAGGAATTCGGGTTTCCGGTCATATCCAAGGAGATCGCCGGGAAAATTGAGTTGTTGCAGAATCCGACCGAGAAGAACAAGACAGTCAGACATGCGATCATAACGGGAGAAACCGGGGAATACGGTGGCTGGCAGAAGAATTCAAAGATGCAGCTTAATCAAAGATGGCTGGAACTGTTTGGGGGATATGAGAATGAAAATGAGGGGTGCGACTTTCAGAAGCCGGACTTTCTCGTATCTTCCAAGTGCTGTTATTATCTCAAGGAAAAGAATTGTGATGATTGGGGCAAGGAACATAACAGCGTGCCATATTTGGGACTGATGGCATCCGAGGGCGGCAGACGAGCCAAAAGCCTGCGGATGAATGGATGTAACTATTTTGGGGCATCGACCATCCGATCAGCGCCATTTGCGATATTCCACAGACAGGATATATTAACACTTGCCTTGGAGATGGACGATCTTTGGAAGCATGATTTAAAAGAAAAGTATCGTGACGCAGGCCTTAAGGCAGGAAGAATGTCGGAGTGCTTCCAGATGCCGGATTCTTTGATACCGGAGATTTACGGAACGATTGAGAAAAAGCCGGACGGTACATTGTATACAACCAAGGCGCAGCGTACCGGTTGCAGTATGTGCGGTTTTGGAATCCACATGGAGAAACGACCACACAGGTTTGATCTGCTTTATGAGAGCAATCCGAAAGAATGGGATTATCTGATGTTCCATATGTGCAAGGATAAGGACGGCAATGACTATGGATGGGCGAAAGTCCTGGACTATATCGGCGTTGGTTGGGAACCTTCCACCATGGGCGGTAACTGCAAGGGGCAGATGAATTTGAAAGATTTTATGAAATAGCGGGTTTGAGGGGACTCGAACCCCTCGGCGCCCAAACTTATACTTGAGCCTTGCTCCTGTTTCATTGGTTCCAAATGCAAAACCCGCGCTCGCCTGCATCCGCCGAAACGTTTTGTAAGAACGAAAGTATTGTCATGAGTGCACCTCCTGAAAAAATGAATCTGAAACTACAGTTATTTTTTGGACTGCGTGACCACATGACGGAGCAACAGGATAAAAATGTCACAAGTATAAAGGTTGTTGGCATAGATACAGCATTATTATAGTTTGTTTAGAGAGAAAATTCAAGAAAGGAGCCGGGACCTATCCGGATAAAAAGCGCGCCGGGTTCCTTTGAGAGGAAATGAAAGATTTAGGAAATTATGAGTGTGACGGTCAGATTGAAATGACGGAATACTTGAAATCTCAAATAAAGTGTGGAGAGGTAAAAGATCTGACTGCATGGATCAACAGCCAGGGGAAAGCACAGTACACGCAGATCGGCGAAGTGGTAAAAGATGCGTATGAAAGGCACAAGGATTCTGCTGAACTGGTAGATAGGATCACGAACGCTGTGTCGGTGTATGTGCTTACCCAGTCTGTGGGGTATATGGATTACTTGAGAAGCGAAAGCGGGGTGGTTTCAAATGATTAACGGAGAATTGCTAGTTGATAACTTTGCCGGCGGGGGCGGCGCTTCCACTGGGATAGAACTGGCAACTGGATACAGTGTTGACATTGCAATCAACCATGATCCGGAAGCCATCCGGATGCACAAGGCGAATCATCCGAATACCAAGCACTACTGTGAAAACGTCTGGGCGGTGGATCCAGTAAAAGCCTGCAAAGGACATCCTGTGGCACTTGCCTGGTTCTCGCCGGACTGCAAGCATTTCAGTAAGGCAAAGGGCGGCAAGCCCAAGGATAAGAACATCAGAGGCCTTGCGTGGGTAGCCTGCCGCTGGGCGGGGCTGGTGCGACCGAGGGTCATCATGCTGGAGAATGTGGAGGAATTTAAAACTTGGGGACCACTCGGGCGGCGGCATCATCCAATTAAGGCAAAACAGGGCGAAACATTTCGGAAGTTTGTTCAGCAGCTCACAGATTTAGGCTATGAGGTAGAGTTCCGGGAGTTGGTTGCGGCTGATTATGGAGCGCCGACCATGCGCAAACGATTCTTCATGATCGCGCGGTGTGATGGCAAGCCGATAGTCTGGCCAGAGCCGACACACGCACCGGCAGACAGTGACGAGGTCAAGGCTGGGCTGCTGAAACCGTATGTGGGAGCATACACGCAGCTTGACTTTTCTCTTCCATGTCCGTCCATTTTTGATACGTCCGAGGAAATCAAAGAGAAATACGGGATCCGGGCAGTACGCCCACTGGCACCGAAGACGATGGAGAGAATAGCACGAGGACTGAAAAAGTTTGTACTCGATAATCCAGAACCTTTTATCATTCAGTGCAACCACGGCGGAGAGCGCAGACCGAATGACATTAGAGAGCCGATGCCAACCATTACCGGGAAGCATGGATATGGAATAGTGGAACCATATATGGTGCAGATAGGGCAGACCGGCTTTACAGCGGACAGGAGTAAAGATGTCAGAGAACCTTTGACAACTATCGTGAGCAAGAATGAACATTGTTTGATTGAGCCTAAGTTGGCACCATATCTATCAGTGAATAGGGAAAACCATTTTGGGAGTGATTTGCGAGAACCGGTGCACACAATAACGGCAAACAATCAGCACATGCTTATGATGCCAACGCTGATTCAGTACCATTCTGAAACGGCACAGGGAGAGGTCAGAGGACAGACGATAGAAGACCCGATAATGACGGTGGACGGATCGAACAGATATGGACTGGTCACATCATTCATCCAAAAGTATTATGGCGGAAATTATCAGGGAAACGGCTCTGACATTAAAGAGCCATTGCACACCATTACGACACTTGAAAGAAACGCTATGTGTGCAGTAAACCTTATTCAGATGAATAATCATTGTGATGGAAGGGATGTAAAAGAGCCAATTCCGACAATCACAGCAGGAGACGGTCATTTCGGAGAGGTGAGAGCTTTTTTAATCAAATATTATGGACAGGGAACTGGACAGGATATAAAGGCACCGTTGGACACCGTGACGGCGCAGGACAGATTCGGACTGGTAACCATCAATGGCGTAGATTATCAGATAGTGGACATCGGACTGCGGATGTTGGAGCCACGGGAACTGTACGGATGCCAGGGTTTTCCAGAGGATTACATAATCGACCATGATTATACCGGCAAGACGTATCCGCGGAGCGAACAGGTGCGCCGATGCGGTAATGCTGTGTGTCCACCGATACCGGCAGCATTAGTCAGAGCAAATCTTCCGGAATTGTGTGTGGCAGAGCGTACCCCGAACATGAAGATAGAAGCAGAGCAGACCGGACAGCTCCGGTTTGCCTAGAACGGAGGAATAAAAATGAAAGTAAACTGGGAAAAGAGTGTCTTTACAATATTACCGACAGTGATAATCGTGCCAAAGAAGTATGCCATTAAGAAAAGAACTTATGTGGCTTTCGCCTGGCTATATTGGTGGATTGACCTGATGGAGTAGAGCAAATCGGCTATAGCTCCGCCAGCAGTAATGCGGCGGGGCGGGAAGAGAGGATAAATAGATGGAGAAATTTTTTACAATTAACAAAGACAGTGATTTTTATAAAGCATATGTACAGTATCAGAAAGATGTAAAAGCGAATGCGCAGGCATTTAAGAAATTTTCGGAGGAACACGGGATTGAGTCGACGCAATATATTCCAGACGATAGAGCGGTAATAATTATTCCAACTGAAAATGATTTGCAGAAATTTCAGGGTATGTTTACAAAAAATAAATTATATTACGAAAACGGTGTTAGACGTTTCAGAGCAAACTGTCAAATTACCAAGGATTGGCTTGAGATTGCAAAGACGGTACCAAAGCCGAAAAAACCGGATTACTTCTGCTACGGAATGAGATTTTGTGGGAAATATAGCACAAGGTGCTTTATGATCGGCGATGTTTTATATGGTTCGGCGGAGAATGTAGAAGTAAAGCTACTCGACTTTATGACAGAAATTAAAGCGAGCGAGTTTTATAAGGCAATCGAGGAAGAAGAGAGCAGAGAAAAGGAGCAGTTATGAAAAAGAAAATTTTAGCAGCAATTTTAACAGCAACACTCTTGATCGCCGGATGCGAGAGCGTGAACGTTAGCACAGAGCAAAACGAAAAGTTAATAATGGTGGAACGCGGCAGCGGATATGGAATTTGTGCTGACAAGGACACAGGCGTGATGTATTTATTCATTAAAAACGCCGGTGGCATTACGGTCATGCTCAATGCTGATGGTACGCCGAAGATTTGGAACAGGGAAGAATAAATTTGTAGTACATTGCAAGTTGAATATTGGCGGTTGTAGTGGTATAATTTTTCTATCATAAAAGATCGGAGGAAATAAAATGCCAGATATTAAAAAACTAATTGAAGCAGCTGATAAACTTGGTTTGTATGATTCGCTGGGAGAACTGTATTCTACATTTTACACAGAGAGCTTGTTAGCTGAAGCAACTAATTTTGAATTTTTGAAAAGTTCGAAAGAGGAATTTGAGGAATTAAAGAAGAATATGGAATCATGGAAGAGAGATTATGGTATAGATGAAAATACTCCATTAAAAGATGTCCTGAAAATAATTCAATAAAGTAAGATGCCAACCGTCAATATTCGATGGTTGGTATTTTTACATAAAATGGGGAAATTTATTGATGAAATACAATGACATTTTAGTAAGATAATGCTATAATGTACCCATAGAACAGCGCCATAGAGCCGAATATATGAGACTATGATAAGTTTCGTGTATTCGGCTCTTTTTTATTTTGCAGAGAGGAAGTGAGAAGTTGGCAGCAAAGAAAAATCCATTGGCGGATAAAGCACATGAATTGTATAAGAGCGGCATGAAGCTGGTAGACATTGCTGACCAGCTGAATTGCTCCGCGGCTACAATCCGTACATGGAAAAATCGCTATCGGTGGGATGATAACGAAAGTGAAACGTTTCAAAAAAAGAGTGAAACGAAACGCAACGTTTCAAAGGAAAAAAACAGAAGTGAAACAGCAATAGATGATGGCACGAGGGAGACGTTGCAGAACGATGATCTTACTCCGGAACAGCAGATGTTTTGCGTGTATTATAGCCGAACGTTTAATGCGACACAGAGTTACATAAATGCTTATGGGTGTCGGTACAGCACGGCACTCACAAATGGTCCAGCGTTACTCGGAAATACTCGGATAAAAAAGGAGATAGAACGCTTAAAAGAAATCAAGCGTCAGCAAATCGTCACAGGCACAGAGGACATTGTGGAATTGCAGATGCGGATTGCGTTTGGAGATATTGGCAATGTTGTAGAGTTTGGTCGAGAGGAGATAGAAACAAAGGACGGGCGAACTGTTGAAATCAATTCGTTAAGAGCAAAAGAATCCAGCGAGGTAGATACACAGCTTATCAAGAGTATCACAGAGGGGCAGAACGGCTTGACTGTGGTAATGAAAGATGAACAGAGGGCGATTGACTGGCTGACAAAATATTTCCTCATGCACCCAGATGATAAATACAAGGCTGAATTTGATAAAAAGCGTGCAGAGGTCAAGGATGACTCGGCAGAGCAGATCCTTGAAAATATGCAAACCATTACGGATATTCTGCGGCACCCGGTCGCAAACCGGAGTATAGATGATTTTGAGGAGGTGCAGGATCATGAATAAACCGGCACCACTCAGTCAGAGACAGTATGAATATTTCCTGCGGTGTTTTGACAGCTGGCTCAACGTGGCGGAGGGCGGTAAACGAGGGGGAAAGAACGTACTTGCAACACTGATCTTCTGTTCGCTTCTGGAAACACATAAGAACAAAATTCATCTGGTGGCTGGTGTATCGAATGCCACTGCAAAGCTGAATATCCTGGACTGCGATGGATACGGACTGCTGAATTACTTTGAGGGAAGATGCCGCGAGGGAAAGTATAAGGATCGTGACTGCGTGTATGTGCAGACCAAGACGGGCGAAAAGGTGATCCTGGTATCCGGCGGCGGTAAGGATGGAGATGAGAAGCTGATAAAGGGTAATACCTACGGGATGGCGTATGTGACCGAAGCAAACGAATGTCATCCAAAGTTCCTGAAAGAAGTATTTGACCGTACACTTTCCAGTTCCGACCGTAAGATATTTCACGACCTCAACCCGAAAGAGGAAGAACACTGGTATTACACGGAGATCCTCAAGTTCCACGAGGAACGGCAGGAAAAGAATCCTGATTATGGATATAACTACGGACATTTCACTTTGGCAGATAACATGAGCATGACAGACGAGCAGATCCGGAAAGTGTTAAACACCTATCAGAAAGGTACAGTGTGGTACAGGCGAGATATTAAAGGCGAACGCGCTGTTGCAGAGGGAATTATCTTCCGGAAGTTTGCGGAGAACAACGAACCATATTTGTATGATGAGGATACGGATCCTTTGTTTGCCAGGGACATAAAAGGAAAATTGATACACAGACCATCCAAAATCACAATGGGCGTTGACTTTGGTGGAAACGGATCAATGACAACCTTTGTGCTGAAGCTTTACTTCCACGGATATCATGATCTGAGGACAGCTGAGGAAGCAAACCTGGAACTGTCACCGGACATTGACGCAGAGGCGATATGCAGTAAGTTCATAAAGTTTTATAAATACTGCATGGAAAAATATGGTTTTATTGACTGGGTATTCCCGGACAGTGCCAGCACCACGATGATAAACAGTCTGCGGAGTGCTGCGAGAAAAGAAGGACTGCCATACCGACATATTAAAGGATGTCGGAAGAATGAAGTATCAGACAGACCAAGGACATACGATATGCTGATGAATACCGGCAGATGGAAGGTAAATCGGAAATGCACGAAGCTTCGGAATGCAATCGGGAAGATGAAATGGGATCCGGATCACCCAGACAGACCGGAGGATAAGAATATCGGAAACTGTAACGACTGGTGGGACGCGGAAAATTATACAATTTTGGATTTTATTGAATGCGTTGACCTGGATAGATAGGAGTGTGGATTATGGAAAATTTTGTGGAAACATATTTAAAGGGAAAGGGCTACAATGTGAACAGCAAAGCGCAGGCAGTGATTAAGGAATGTGATAATTGGTACGCAAATCGTGTGATTGAAGATTTCCACGAGCGTACCACGGTGCACGGTACTCCGTATCAGCTGAACCGGATGGGATTTGCAAAAAGATGTTGCGCGGACGACGCAAATTTATGTGAGATAGCAGAGGTAAACGGAGGGAACAACGAAGAGCAGCATGAGTATCTGGTGGATATTCTGGCACAGAATCGCTTTCTCCCTATGTTCCGTAAGCAGATTGAGAGTGTATCCGCCAAAGGAACGGCGGCTTGCTATGTGCGGTTGGACAATGCGGATATTATGTCCGACAATACGGTGCGCGGTGGAAACATCCGGCTGAATTATGTGTCTGCGGAAAATTTTATTCCACTCACAGTTGAGAATGATGAGGTGACGGAAGCTGCGGTTGCGGGAACAGGACTGGTCGGCGGAAAAGTGAGGACGACAGTTGTTGACTTTGTGAAGGACGAGCACGGCAACTATGTTTCGGAAACGAATGTTTTTGACGAATATGGCACGCCGCTTCCGGATATGACCACGGTGGTGCAGCTTGGCAGTGTAAAGCCGTTCGCTGTCCTGCGGAATGCCGAGGTTAATAATATCGATCACATGATGGGATATGGATATCCGAAGGTCTATGGGGCAATCGGAATCCTTAAAGCTGTGGATCTGTGCTTTAATGTGCTGTTCGGGGATTTGGACAAGGCAGATAAGCTGGTACTGGTCAACGAACTGTTGTGCAAATTTGACGAGGCCGGGAATCCCATCACTCCTAATGAGCAGGTTAAGAAAACGTTTGTTCTGCTGGGAGGTGAAAAACTTCCAGACCAGAAAGAACTGGTACAGGAGATCAATCCGGAAATCAGAGTGGATTCCATCACAAAGTCCTTTGAGCTGTGTCTGTCTCTGCTTTCGTCCATGTTCGGTTATGGGACGAAGAAATACAGCTTTGAAAATGGGCAGATTAAGACCGCAACGGAGTACGCCGGGGAGCGGCAGGATGCCATGCAGGAGTTAAACAAACAGCGCACCGAAGCGGAGAACTATGTCAGGGATATTTGCAAGGCAGTGCTGTGGTTCTCCAATACGTTCCAGGGGACAAATTGGGACTTGGATGAGGAGATCACGGTGGATTTTGATGATTCGTATGTAACCGACCGCCAGAGCGAACTTGAGAGCAAGCGTGCGGATGCATTGTCATTCCGGGAGATCCCGATGCTGACCATCTGGTATCTGATGGACCGCTATCAGCTTTCAGAGAAAGAAGCTACGAAATATTACCAGGAGGGACAGGCAGATCCGGACACAGATGATGAAACGGAGGATTAAGGCATGGCATTGACAGACGAACAGCTGGAATTGCTCGGGAACAGGCTTGTACCACTATATCAAGAACTGGAGCAGGATGTGATCGCGGATATTGCACGCCGGGTGAAAAAGACCGGGCGGTATACAGAGACAGCCGAGCTGATGGCAAGGGCATTGATGGAACAGGGGTATTCTCCGGCGAGAATTCAGCGTGAGGTTATGAAAGTCCTGCGTGCTGACAAAGAGTATCAGATGGCAGTGGCAGAGCATACCAAAGAGTATAAACAGTATGTGGCAAGCGAGATCTCCAGAGTGGTGGCGGAAGCTAAGGAGCGAGGGAATGACATTGTGGCGGATGCCGGAAATATGGCTTTTAATGCGGATCTGTCTATGTGGGAGCAGGCGGGAAAAAGTCTGTCCCAGCCATCCGGGTTCCATCAGCTTGTAGATGCAATGGCATTACAAACGAACGGCGAACTCAAAAATCTAACGAAATCTCTCGGCTTTAAGAATATTGGATTTACGGCGCTTGAAAATGTTTATCAGCATCAGCTTGACCTTGGGCTGATAAAGCTGACCAGTGGGGCGTATAGCTGGCAGCGGGTAGTGGATGACTGTGTGCGGGAACTGGCACAGAGCGGACTGCGGACGATCGACTATAAGAGTGGCAGGAGCATGCAACTTGATACTGCGGTCAGGAATTGTATCCGCACAGCATCCGGTCAGCTTGCCGGGAAAGTAACCATGCTGAATATGGACTCGACGGGAGAAAGCCTTGTGGAAGTGTCGCAACACTGGGGTGCGCGGTCGGACGGGTCCTGCGGTCACAGCGATCATGCTTACTGGCAGGGCAAAGTATACACTACAGATCGGAGCGGTCACAGGGCGGAATCAAGGCGGCTTGGGTATCCTATCCGCAATCTGGAGGACGCTACCGGATATCCGTCTGATCCGCTTGGACTGTGTGGGTATAACTGTCGTCACAGCTTCTATGTATTTTTCGAGGGGATATCAGAACCGAACCAATGGAATCCGGAGCCTGCGCCTGTCACGGTAAATGGCAGAGATTATGACTATTACCACGCAACACAACGGCAGCGGCAGATGGAACGTCAGATTAGAGCAACCAAGAGGGAGATTGAAGCACAGAAAGCGCTTGGCGGAGACACAAAGGAGCTGCAAAGCAAGCTTCGGAAGCAGACGGCGGACTATAAGCGATTCAGTGCAGAAGTGGGGATCAGACCGAAAATGGAACGGCTCAGAGTACAGACGGGGAGCAGTGACCTAAGCAAGACAAAAACCATGAAATGGATTTCAGATCAGTACAGTGGTTATACTGCAACGATTCCAAAAAGTTGGAATAAAACAGTAAAAGATGCTGATGCTGCATTAAAAGGTGCGAACCCTAAATATGTAAAAATCCCGAGGTTATATGATAAAAATGAGGTGTTGTATCATACGAATTGTGTTAATTCGACAATCGCGTATGAAATGAGATGCCGGGGATATAATGTAATTGCAGGAAAGGCAAATTCTAAGTTGAGAAATGATCCGTTGATTGCATGGGAAAATGTTGAAAAAATAGAGGTTAAGGATGACATTGTTGCAGAAGTTACAGAAAAAATGAAAGAGTGGGGAGAAAACGCCAGAATATGTGTTTGTGAAAAAGACAGGGAGACGGGTGATGGGCATGCTTTTTCAGCATATTTCAAAGATCAGAAAGTGGAATTTGTTGACCCTCAAACAGGTATGATGTACAATATAAATGGGTTGGATATTAAGAATAAAGAAGTGATATATTTTAGAACGGATAATGCCATCATTTCAAGCCGTGGAGTAAACGCATGTGAAAAGGAGTGATTTTATGGTTGATTTAGAAAAAGCATATAAAATTGCAAATGGTTTTTTCCTGGATAATGATTACGTTGGCGTTCATGAAATAAGAGAAAACGCAGATAGTTGGTTATTTGTTCCGCAATGCAAGTCTGCTTGTTATGGGGTTGCTAATGTGTGCATCCCCAAAAATGGAGACGAACCGTATGTGTTTAGCACTGTAGAACCAGATGGAGCGGCTGCATGGAATAGCGCAAAAGCTGTTTCCTGTAGAAATATTTTGACTAAATAGAACGTGTGTGCTATACTATACGGTGGGGTGAGAAAGTGAAGCACACCTATTCGTGGCAGAGTTGCCCGATATGTGGGAATCCCAAAGCTTACAGAGTGCGGGATGACACAAAAGCAGAGCGTTTCCCGGTGTACTGTAAGCGGTGCAAACAGGAAAGCTTAATAACAATAGCGCCTAAGAGCCGAATAATGAGTTTCTAAGAGATTAGAGATTCGTTGTCCGGCTCTTTTTTGCGTTTACAATCTTTATCGCAGAAAATGCGATTCACAAATCATTTTAGGAGGACGCATGAAGAACATTTTTGAAATCATGAAGGAATATGGCTTGGAAGTTCCGGCTGACAAACAGAAAGACTTTGAAAAAGCCGTTCTGGAAAACTATAAGACTGTGACCGACTACAACAACCAGACTGAAAAGCTGGCTGCCGCCAATGAGAAAATCAAGGCGAGTGACGTAGCTACCGAAGAGCTGAAGAAAAAGTTGGAAGACTTTGGAGATGCGGATGTGTCTGCATTGAAGCAGCAGATCACAGATCTGGAGGAGGAAAAGAAAAAGATCGAGACGGATTACCAGGGAAAACTGGCGGATCGTGATTTTTCCGATTCTCTTAGGGAAGGTATTACGGCGGCGAAAGGCAGAAATGTGAAAGCGATCACGGCATTGCTGGACGTGGACACGCTGAAAAAGTCAAAAAACCAGAAAGAGGACATTGCGGCGGCGCTGAAAGAATTGTCAGAAGCAGCAGACAGCAAGATGCTTTTTGGTGAGGCAGAGCCGCAGGTGCAGAAGCAGGGGAACATTATCGGAGCCGTATCTGGTGGCGGGGTAGATGCCGCGGACGCAAGAATGCGTGCGGTTATGGGACTTCCGCCAACACCGAACACAGAACAGAAATAAGGAGGAAAGACAATGCCGAACACAATTGCTTTAGCAAAAAATTACATTAACTACCTCGATGAGGCGTATCGCCTTGCATCGGTAACATCGGATCTGACGTCTGATCCGACAATGTCGAAGGCTGGCGCGAACGCAAACGAGATCGTTTATCCGCAGATCAGTGTGAGCGGACTTGGCGATTACGACCGAAATAGTGGATACACCACTGGCGCAGTAGACCTTAAGTGGAAAACAGCAACATTCAATTATGACCGTGGTACAAGGATTTCTGTAGACGTCATGGACAACGAGGAATCCCGTAACCTTGCATTTGGTATGGCGGGAGCCACACTGATGCGTGAAAAAGCAGCACCGGAAGCGGATGCGTTCGCTTTTGCAACACTGGCAGCGCTCGATGGGATTTCTAAGGACACCGGCACGATCGCAGATGCATCCCAGTTTTTGGACGCGTTGCTGACAGCGTGGAGCAAAATGGACGAGGATGAGGTGCCGCAGGAACAGCGTATTTTATATGCTACGGCAACCCTGCTTAACAGCGTGATGGCTTTGGATACCACAAAGTCACGTGAAATTCTTGGAAAGTTCGCGGTGAAGAAAGCAGTTCCGCAGGCGAGATTCTACACTGCAATCGAAATGCTTGACGGTAAGAGTTCGGGCGAGGAACTGGGACACTACAAAAAGGCGACATCTGCGGCAGATATCAACTTCATGATTATCCATAAGCCTGCAGTCATCAAGTTCGATAAGCATATTGCAAGCAATATTATTCCGGCGGAAGCGAACCCGGATGCAGATGCGGACATTATCAAGTACCGCAAGTATGGTCTGGTAGAAGCCTACGCAAACAAGCGCGCCGGTATCTACCTCAACAGCAAGGCGTAGGAGGTGAGCGCATGAGATTGGTAGGAGTAGGAGCGGAGAAGCCTGCTGATAAAAAGGCAGACACAAAGTTGAAAAAGGAACTGAAAGAGCTTAAGGCGGAGAACGAAGCTTTAAAGGCAGAGAATGAGCAGCTTAAGGCGGAGAACGAATCCTTAAAAGCAGAGAAATAGGAAAGGTGGGAGTTGTAATTGGATCATTATATTGATTGGGAGTATTACAGCTCCCATTTTCCGAAGCTGACAGAGGAAGAATTCGATGCGGCACTCGCCGGAGCAGAAGCAAAAGTGGATGTTTTAACACATTTCCGTGCACAGACAGCCACGGGCTATAAGCTTGAACAGGTGAAAGCGGCGGTTGCGAACTTAATCAATGCTATGGCGGATCAGAACAGCGTGGGCGCCGGATCTGGCGTGGCGTCGGTCAGCAATGATGGGTATTCCGAAAGTTACTCGAACGTGACAAAGGAGCAGGCAGACGCGGAGCTCCGCAGTGTATGCTTCCAGTGGCTTTCCGGTACCGGGCTGATGGGGTGCTTATGATGGGAATATTTACGGATACCGTCACGGTTTACAACCATCTGCCGGATGACCGGTATCAGCGAACAGTGGTTAAAGGTGTGATGGTAACCGGAAAGTCGGTAAAAAACGTGACTGCGGATGGAAAAGTGAATCTCGCGGCGACGGTGAATATCACGATCCCGGGATCGGCGATGTGCGAGAGAAAATACCTTCCGAAGCATGAATTCCGAAAACTGCCTGATACAGAGGGTTACTGGACGCTGGATGATGCCGGAAATCTGGACGTAATTGTGCGGGGCGAGGTTGCTGCCGAGATCACGGATGAGTACCGGATCAAGCATCTCCGAGCAGATTATGACTGTGTGACAGTTGCAGAGGTGTCCGACAACCGGAACAAGCCCCGGCTGAAACATATAAAGGTGGTGTGTAAGTAATGGGAGAGCCATTTACCTTTACGCTGAAATCGATGCATATGGACAAAGCGGAAATCATTGAAAAAAGAGGGCTTGAACACAGCGGAAGGGTTCAACAGTATATAGATGCAGAGGTGTTGAAAAAATGTCAACCGTATGTTCCGATGGATACCGGGGAATTGATCCGAAGCGGTATACGCAACACACAGATCGGGAGCGGCGAGGTAATTTATGATACACCTTATGCAAGGCATTGGTATTATATCAACGCCCAGTTTCAGGGAGCAGACCAAAGAGGAAGGCTCTGGTTTGAACGCATGAAGCAGGACGGCGGGAAAGATGCTATTCTGCGCGGTGTAAAGCGTATGACAGGAGCAAAATAGTATGACAGTAAGTAAAGCAATAACGGAGTGGCTTAAGGGCTACGATATGCGTGCTGTAAGGGTAGATACAGACCAGGTCGGCGAGGGTACGGATAGTCTTGGTATATTTAAGTCTCCGACCAGAGAGCGAACCGATTTTCTGGAATCATCTTATCAGATCACAGAGTGGTATCAGCTGTTCGTGGTGAGAGATGGACAGGAAAACTGTGACAGGGAGGACAATGACGAGTGGTTGGAAAATTTTGCGTACTGGGTGGACGATTGCCAGTACACGAAGGAACTGCCCAAGCTGGATAACCACCGTACTTGTGAAGACATCGAACTGGCTGGCACGCCGTATATGTTTGAAGCAAAAGAAAATAACACAGTGCTGTACCAGGTAACACTTAAGATAACGTATACAAGGAAAAGAGAGGTAGAAGACGAATGGTAAGAAAACATTTGATCGGGCTGTTTCTGAATGGCGGAACATCCGAGAAGCCGGACTGGGTGCGGGTCAAGAAAGCAACACAGCTTACGCTGGCCATGAACCCGGAGACGGAAGATTATGATTACATCGCGGACGAGGTGCCGACAACGGAGTTAAAGCGGTACAAGCCAAGCATTGACGAGGATCTCACGATGTATAAGGGTGAGAAAGATTATGAGATGATCTGGCCGTATTTCTACGAGATGCGCACCGGATCAGATGCGCACGTGGAATGTATGGTGGTGTTCATGCAGGAACCGGCGGAAGGTGGCGGCTATTTGGCATGGAAGACGGATGCCGTGCTTTCCGTGCAGGATCTCAACGCCGTAGACAGCAAGCTGGACTTCCAGGTACTGTTCGGCGGAGAAGTGGCAAAGGGAACCGCAACAAAATCCGGCGGTGCTATTTCTTTCGCTGAGAAAACTGCTGAAACGCAGGCAGCGGAATCAACAGCAAAATCAGCAAAAACAGCTTAAGGAGGTAGATTATGCAGTATGCAGTAAAACACAATGGAGCAACATACATTCTCCCGGTCTTTACCCGTGGGATGAAGAAAAAGATCGATGAAGTGAATGAGAAGATCGCGAACCCGGAAAGTCCGGTGGATGATCGCGTAGATGCCCTGTATGGATTCGTGGCGGATGTGCTTGGAGAGGAAAACGTCGCAAAAGCGCTTGGCACCACCGATCCGGACGAAATGGACCTGAACGAGCTGAACATTTTGTACATCCGCATCACGCGCGAGTATGATCGCCCTGTAAGAGAAGCGAACAAACCGGAGCTTGATGCTGATACCAGAAAGGCACTGGCGGAAATCGGATCTCTGGCGAAGAATGCAGAATCCATCCAGCGCGTCATGGCGATGAAGAAATGATTGATCTGATAACGAAAGGCTTACCGGACACCGTGACCATCGGCGGTGAGCCTTTTTTGATCGAGACAGATTTCCGGCCGTGGATGCGGTTTTGCGACGAGTTTGAAATGTGGGACCAGAAGCAGAGCCTTAACGTGAGTTATTTGTTTGCCGACGAGATCCCGCACATCAGCACAGCAGAGGATATGCAGGCAATCATCGGCTTTGCGTATCCGCCTGCTACTGTGCCGAAGAGCGGCGGCGGAGATGGAAGCAGGGTATTAGATTACCGGATCGATGCGGATTATATCTACAGTGCATTTTTGCAACAGTACGGCATCGATCTGACAGAAACAGGGATGCACTGGCATAAGTTCCGGGCTTTGCTTAATGGACTTAGCGGTGCGACAAAGTTACATGAGATTATCGGATATCGTTGTTATAGCGGTGATGACAAGGAGTATAAGAGATTGCGCGAGATGTGGGCGCTTCCGGTTAAATTATCGGCGGCGGACGTGCAAACCGTGCAGGATTTTGAAGCGTATTTTGAGTAGGGCATGAGAGCCAGAGACACGATCCAGAGCCACCCGTGACAGGTGGTGAGGATTATGTCAGATGGCAAGCTGCTATTTGAGACAGCGTTAGATACAAAAGGATTTACAACAGGGCTTGATACAGTCAAAAAGACGGCTACGAGTGCGTTTAGCGTGTCCACGAAAGCGGTTACCGCTATAACCGGAGCAATGGCGGCTGGGCTGACTGCGGCAACGACGCAGTCAGTAAAGGCATATGCTGACTATGAGCAGCTTGTCGGTGGTGTGGAGACCCTGTTCAAGGAATCCGAAAGCACGGTGCTAGAATATGCCAATATAGCATATAAGACAGCGGGGCTTTCCGCTAATGCTTATATGGACACCGTCACGAGCTTTTCGGCGTCGCTTTTGCAGAGTCTTGATGGAGATACGGCGGCTGCAGCCACAAAAGCAGATAGAGCAATCACGGATATGGCGGATAATGCCAATAAAATGGGCACAAATATGCGTGATATCCAGAATGCATATCAGGGCTTTGCAAAGCAGAACTACACCATGCTTGACAACCTCAAGCTTGGATATGGCGGTACCAAGGAAGAGATGGAGCGCCTGATTGCGACAGCCAATGAGATCAATGCACAGCAGGGGATTGCGACCAGCTACAGTATTGATAGTTTTGCTGATATTGTGGATGCGATCCATGTTGTACAGGAAAATCTTGACATAACCGGAACGACAGCAAAGGAAGCGTCCACTACAATCCAGGGCAGTATAGCATCGCTCGGGGCGGCATGGGAAAACTTTCTGACGGGTATGGCAGATCCAGACCAGGACTTCGATACTTTGCTGAACAATCTGATTGATTCGGCGCTGACCGCCGCAGACAATCTTATACCGCGCATTGTAGAGACAACGCCCCGGTTGGTAGATGGTCTGACCCAGATTGCAACAAATTTATCCGGATATCTGCCGGGAATATTGCAAGAATTGTTACCGTCCATTCTCGACGGGACGCAGGCGTTGCTTGATTCGGTGTCCGCGGCGCTTCCGGATCTGATCGGCATGGCGGTTGATATTGCTCCGCAGATGATTGATTTCGCGGTGCAGTTGATTGGAGCACTTGCGCAGGGGATTATTGATAATCTGCCACAGATATTAAAAGCAATCGGAGAAATATGCAATAGCATTATTGAGGGGTTTGGTAGCTTAGGCACTACTTTGCTGCCGCAAATAATCGATATCGGTGCAGAGCTTCTTGAAAATTTAATAAAGGGATTTTCAGAGAAACTACCAGATGCGCTTGCAAAGTTTCTTGATTTTGTACAAGGACTTGGAGATACGTTAACAGAAAGAGCACCAGATATTATAAACTGGGGCTTTGACATGCTTAGTAAGCTTGTGGATGGAATAACTAAAGCATTACCAGTTCTTATACAGAAAATTCCACAGATAATTATTACAATATCTGGAGTCCTAATAAAAAATTTCCCTCTGATAGTACAAAGGGGAGCAGAACTAATTTGGCAGTTAATAACGGGTATTTTATCGAGTATACCAGATTTGATTGCAGCATTACCACAGATATTTGAAGCGGTTTCTACAACATTGTCTGCTTTCGACTGGATAGACATTGGTCAAAAGGTCATCTCTTTCATTACAGATGGAATAGCGCAGGCATGGAAAATAGTAGAGACTTTCTTTTCCGAAGTGGTGCCGGAACTTATTGGAAAAATAGTTGCGTGGTTTGAAGAACTGCCAAGTAGATTAACGGAATGTGGGAATAATGCACTTGCGGTTGTATCCGAAGCAGTGACTAACATAGTTGATAGGGTTGTTCAGTGGGTGTCGGAACTTCCGGAAACGATCATGTATTGGCTCGGGTTTATTCTCACCTCTCTCATTTTGTGGGGACAGGATCTGATAAACTGGGCGACAACCGCAATACCGGAATTTGCCGAAACGATTGTGACATTTTTTTCTGAACTCCCGGAAAAGATCGCGGCGTTTTTTGGAAAGATTCTTGCAGATCTTGCGGTATGGGCAAGTAATATGGTTGCGAAAGCGGTTGAGACCGGAACAAATTTCCGTGATTCAATCGTGACATTTTTCAGCCAGTTGCCAGAACGGATAGCGACATTACTTGGAAAAGTGATTGGTCGGATTTTATCGTTCGCCGCCAAAATGCGGGAAAGGGCATCAGATGCAGGAAAGGGGTTCTTTGACAACATTGTAGCAGCTCTGAAAGATCTGCCATCAAGGATGAGTGAAATCGGTAAGCATATCGTTGATGGTATCTGGACAGGCATTAGTGGTGGATGGGATTGGTTGACGGGGCAGGTTAAAAACCTAGCAAACAGCTTGTTCCAAGGTGCGAAAGATGCGCTTGAAATTCACTCACCGTCGAAAAAGTTTAAGTGGCTCGGTGAGATGTGCGTAGAGGGCATGGATGCACCACTGGCTGATTACAACCCGTATGAGACGCTGAAAGATTCGATGGATGCTGGCGTGATCCGACCGGAGCTGTTTGCAGGAGCAGCCGTTACACAACCGGGGGATGCGGTACGAAATACGGCGGGGGCGCTGACCGGCGGAGCGGCGTCATCAACTGTAAGTGGAGAAACCATCGACTATGAGCAGATGGGCGCAGTGTTCAGGCAGTCCGTAGACGGTATGACGGTTTCGATGGACGGCAGACCGGTAGGAAAGGTTATCGCGCCTTATGTGAATGATGAAATCGGGAAAATTAACGGGAGGAGGACGTGATTGATGGGAAAGTTTGGACTGACAATCGATGGAAAGCATACGACAGAATATGGCCTTAAGATGCTGTCCATGTACATCCCCCAACCGGCGGTCAAGACAAATTTGATTTCCGTACCGGGAGCGTCCGGCAGCATTGATCTGTCGGAAGTGACTGGCCAGAGGTGTTACGAGAATCGTAGCGGCTTGAAATTTGAATTTGTGCTGATGGAACCCAGCTATGACCGGTGGGCGAAAGCAATGACGGAAATTGCCATGCAGATCCACGGCCGGAAAGTAAAAGTAATCCCGGATAACGATCTCGGATTTTATTATATGTGCCGTCTGGGAGTCGATGGGGAAAAAAGCAATAATATTGCGGCATCGATCACATTGAGCGGCACGGCAGAGCCTTTCAAGTATGACTTGACGGCGAGTGATGATGACTGGTTGTGGGATCCGTTCAATTTTGAGACCGGAATAATCCGCGAATTGGCAGGAATAACGGTCAGCAATGGTAAAAGCGTTACGGTTACCGGCGGTGGAATGCCGACGGTGCCGGAGTTTGTAGTGACCGAGAGTGCAAGCCTTGCGGTTACCTATAATGGAAAAAGTCATAACATGCTGCTTCCCGGCACGTATCGTTTCCCGGCAATTAAGATTGGGGCGGATGACGTAACATTGCAGTTTACCGGCAGCGGTAAGCTGTCTATCAGATATCGAGGTGCTTACTTATGATTTATGAAGTTTTACTTGATGGAAAAACATTATATTATCCGGGAGACCTACAGTGTGCAGTAACTAATGCAAAGCTGGAGCAGGCGCTGAATGACTCTGGTACATTCGAGTGTGACGTTCTGGCGTCGAATCCGCTTTATAACGCCATTGAGAATCGGCGCAGCATGTTGCAGATCCTTAAGGATGGACGTGAGATCTTTTATGGAGAGGTGCGCGAGTCGGAAGAGAGCCTTGATATGGTAAAGCAGGTCTATGCCGTCGGGGAGTTAGCTTTTTTGTATGATTCTATTCAGCCGCAGGGGCGGTACCAGGATCAGACTCCCCTACAGTTTTTTACAACACTTATCAATAACCACAACGCGCAGGTGGAGGAAAAGAAGCGGTTTGAGGTCGGTGTGGTAACGGTGAAAGATCCGAACGATAGCATATATCGCTACACGAATTACGAAGATACGCTTACCTGCATGCGTGATAAGTTATGCGACCGGCTGGGCGGTTATCTGCGGGTGCGTAAGGCGGACGGCAAGCGGTATCTGGATCTGGTTACTTTGCAGGATTATGGCACGACCTGCGAACAGCCGATTGAGTTTGGAGAGAATCTGCTGGATTACGCCTGCAATGCCTCCGGCGCAGATATTGTAACAGCTGTGATACCGCTAGGAACCCGGCTCGATAAAAGCCCGGTTGAAGGGTTGGACGCGTACCTTGACATCAAGGATGTGAATAACGGCGTAGATTATGTGTATCTGCCGGCGGCGGTGGAGAAGTTCGGCTGGATCAAAAAGGTTGTGCACTGGGATGATGTAACCACGCCCGCGAACCTCAAGAAAAAAGCCGAGGAATGGCTTACAGAAAACCAGTATGAATTATTAACACTTGAGGTTAATGCACTGGATCTGTCGATGATGGACAGTGATATAGATTCGTTTGATCTTGGGGATTCGGTCAATGCGCTTGCGGAGCCTTACGGCATGGATGCATGGTTCCCGGTGCAGAAGATGACAACCTATCTGCAGGAGCCGGAGAAAAACAAACTCACTTTAAGCAACACTCTAAAAAAGTCGTATACCCAGCAGATAGCAAGCCTTACAAACGAACTCGATGAAAAGATCCCGCAGCAGAGTGCTTTACTCCAGCAGGCAAAAGATAATGCATCACAACTGATACAGACCGCCACCAATGGATATATTGTGCTTAACATGGATGACAAGGGAAATCCCAAGGAATTGCTTATCATGGACACCAAAGATATTGACACTGCACAGAAAGTGTGGCGGTGGAACATCAATGGACTGGGATACTCGCACACAGGATATAACGGAGAGTATGGATTGGCCTTGACAATGGATGGCAGTATTGTGGCTGATTTTGTAACAGCGGGCACGATGTACGCTGACCGGATCAAGGGCGGCACGCTGACGCTTGGCGGCCATAGCAATGACAACGGCGTCATGCAGGTGCTGGACGCGCAGGGTAATGTACATACCATGATTGATGTGAGCGGGCTCGCCACAAACAACATCAAGGTGACAGGCGGCACGCTCAATATAAACGATAATTTTATCGTAGACGCAGAAGGTCATATGTATGCTGTTGATGGTACTTTTAAGGGCACAATCGAGAGCAGTTCTGCCAAAATAACAGGCGGATATGTACATATCGAAGCGGCAGAGAGCACGGATAACTTGATCGAATTTAAACGCCCCGGAACTCTTGTGCAGATGGGTACGGACGGCTTGCGGTCGGTTGCAGATACCAGGGAACTTGCTGCCAGCTACTCGGCAGTATCAGTGCGAGATACGTCAGCCGATACGATTGCCCAAATGCTTTCTAGTGGTAAGGGGATCTCGTCCTACGGCTGGGAATCCTATTCGGATAAGCGTCTAAAGCATGGCATAGAATCACTTGACCGGGAAAAAAGTGCTGCGCTTATACAGTCTCTGCGTCCGTGTCGGTTTGTTTACAACTATGACGCCGCAGGACATTACCGGCACGGTCTGATTGCGCAGGAGGTATTGGCTGCGGTCGGGGACGAGGATTGGGCGATTTGCTCGGAGTATCCGGATAAGGACGGGAAAACATACTATGCGCTCGACAAAACAGAGTTGATCGCGGATCTGATAGCGGCCGTGCAGCACTTAAATGACAGAGTTGACGCACTGGATACGCAGAAAGGAGTCTAAATGTCGAAAATACAGGGATATTTACAGAACATCATGCAGGCGGTGTATGGAAAGGATGTACGTCAGTCCATCCACGACGCAATCGAGATGATTGACAGTGTAGCGGATACCGCCAAGGATAGCGCCACGGCAAGCGCCAAGATGGCAGAGACGATGGCGGAGAATGCAGGAAAATATGCTGACGAAGCGCAGACGTGCGTGGTTGCGGCAGCGGCATCCGAAGCCAATGCCAAGGTATCAGAGACAGCCGTGAAAGCCAGCGAGAATGCCGCAAAAACATCAGCGGATAATGCAGCGGCGTCAGAGACAGTAGTTGCGGAGTCAAAGGACGCGGCAGCGGCATCCGAAGCCAATGCCAAGGCATCGGAGGAAGCAGCAGGCAGATCAGCTGATACCGCAGCAGAAAAAGCAGCGGCTGCCGACCAGTCAGCTGATACTGCGGCAGAAAAAGCAGAGATTGCTACGGAGAAAGCGGCGGAGATTGTCGGAAAAGCGGAAGCTGTGGCGGTGAGTGCAACCAAGGCGGAGAGTTACGCCGTCGGAGGTACCGGAAGCCGGGAGGGAGAGGACACGGATAACGCGGCATATTACTACCGGCAGGCGAAAAGCATCTCCGAATCTTTTGCAGGAGCATTGCGTCCGATGGGTACCGTTGCGTTTGCCAGCTTACCTGCATTAACTGCGGTGACCGCCGGGGATATGTACAATATTTCTGACGAATTTACGACCACGGACGATTTCAAAGAGGGAGCCGGCAGTGTGATCCCCGCAGGGGCGAATATCTATAAAACATCGGATGGCAAGTGGGATGTTCTGGCGGGCACTCCGGTGACGGGGGTCAAGGGTGCAAAGGAGGCAGCCTACCGCCGTGGGAACGTAAGTCTGTCGGCGGCGGATGTTGGGGCAGTAGCCGAGGAGGGGGATGCTTCGGACACGACGGTGACTTTTTCGGCGGCATCGGAGCGTGTCAATATAACCACGGGCGAGAAGTTGTCTGCGCTATTTAGTAAGATTGCAAAGTGGCTGTCTGATCTTAAGCCGGTTGCGTTTACCGGAAGTTATAGCGATCTGACTGATAAGCCTACTATTCCGTCAAATACATGGCGTCCTGTACAGGACAATCTTACAACCGCCAGCAGCACAGATTGTTTATCTGCAAATATGGGGAAATATTTGTATGAAACGAAAGCCAATTCTAACCACACACATGATAGCCGGTATTATACCGAGACAGAGGTAAATAATTTGTTGAAAGCAAAGATGCCGGTATCGGGCGGCACTTTTACTGGAGCGGTTGGATTTGCCAATGGTACGTGGAATCCCGTTGGGGATGATTGCTATATGGGAGATTTTAATGCGGCTGGATGTGTGGCTTTTAAAAGCATGTCGTCTCAATTAACAGGTATCGCGCTTGTCGGCGCAAGTAGCAATATGTACGGTCGGCTTTTGGTACAAAATGATGGTGGTGATATGTACCTTGCCACAAACGGCGCTTTTTATGTGTCGAACGGAAATAATAGTGCACGTGCTCCGATCTATGCATCCGCTTTTACGCAGTCCTCTTCCAGACGCGTCAAGAAAAATATCGAGGATATGACCGAGACCGAAGCTAAGAAATTATTGGACGTAGAGGTTAAGTCGTATGACTACATCAATCCCGACATGCCGGATGGATGTTTCGGCTGCATAGCGGAGGATATGGCAAAAATAATCCCGTCTTGTGTCAATGGAGATGTTGACTGCGCTGACGATGATGCCGCAGCTATTCAGGGCATTGGCATTGATTATTCCAAGCTGGTGCCACATCTCATAAAGATGGTACAGATCCAGCAGGCACAGATTGATGCACAGCAGGCACAGATCGATAAGCTTGCAGCACAGCTCTTATAGTTGGCACAAACCTGCATAAGCAGTGTTTTATACTTATTATAAGGAAAGAGAGG